AACGATTGGTAATGCTAACACACAAGATCCTATGTTCATCAGATTTTCAAATCAAGAGGATCTAAACACATACGAACCAACCGCAACAAACACTGCCGGAACTTTTAGACTTGATGCGGGTAGCGAGATACGAGCGGCTGTAAATGCCAAAGACTATACACTCGTTCTTACAGATAGAGCAGCTTACGTAATACAATTTGTTGGACCACCTTTTACATTTAGTGTTAGACAAGTTGGTACAGGTTGTGGATGCATTGGGCAAAACGCAGTTGTGTTTGCTGATGGTGTTACTTACTGGATGGGTGATGCAGGCGGTTTCTTTGTGTACGATGGTACGGTAAAATCTTTACCTTGTTTGGTAGAGGATTTTGTATTTACAACAGATGGGGACAATCTTGGAATTAACTTTGGATCTAACCAAACCATTGCTGCTGGATATAATTCTTTGTACGATGAAGTTATGTGGTTCTATCCTAAGTTTGGATCCACACAAATTGATAGAGTTGTTACATATAACTACGCAGAAGGTGTATGGACTACAGGGTCATTAGCTCGAACAACATACGTTGACGCTTACGTATTTGATAATCCTTACGCAACAGAATACGCAGCAACAGGCACACCAAATTTTCCAATACAAGGTATCACAAACAGATTTGGTGCAACGACATATTACTCTCATGAAGATGGCACTGATCAAGTTGCAGACGGCACAACAACTGCGATACAAGCTTTTATTACATCAGGAGATTTAGATATTGATGATGGTCAGATATTTTCTTCTATTAGAAGATTTGTGCCTGATTTTAAATATCAGACAGGTAATTCTAAAGTTACCTTGTTTATCAATGATTATCCAAACAATACAAAGGCAAGCTCCCCTCTTGGACCTTTTACTGTTACGTCCACAACAGACAAAGTAGATACAAGAGCTAGAGGTAGACTAATAGCTGTTAAAATTGAAAACGAAGCTGCAGGCGAAACTTGGAGATATGGAACTTTAAGAATAGATGCACAACCAGATGGTAGAAGATAATGGCAAAGATAACTATATTCATACCAGAACCAAAAGATCAATACGAAGCAGAAAACCAAAGGCAGATTGTTGCGTCTTTAGATAGTATGAAAAATCAACTTAACTTTGCTTTTCAAACAGAATTAAAAAATGAGCAAGACGCTTTCAACTATTTCATGAACTAATGACTATACAATATAAAAATCAAGGTTTTAAACAAACAGACACAAGTAAAACTACGGTGCTTACTTGTCCTACTAATGCAACAATTATAGTTAAAAGTATATATTGTGCAAACAATGATGCATCATCAGGCATTGTGGTAAATATGAATTTTGTTGACTCGTCAGATTCCAGCACTGAATACGAATTTTTTCGAGATGAAGTAGGTGCTAAGTCACAAGTAAATGCTTCACCTCAAGGCTTGAATTTAGAAGCAGGTGATGCTATAACTGCGCAAGCAGCTACAGGAAGTAGTAAAATACAAGGCCTGATAAGTTATGCTTTAATAGACAGATCGCAAGAAAATGGATAAAGATATATTAAAAATACACTGCACTACAGTTACTATTTGTAAAAACACATGGACTGGTAAAGTATATAAAGATGAAGAAGAAATGAAAGCGGATGTTGCAGATCCAAATACAGCTACGACAATGGATCATATTAAACAGGATACAACAGTACATGTATCTCCTAAAGGTATGAACGCATTGCAAAAAATATTTAATGGAAAAAAATAGTCCACAGGGCGGAACTGAATTACAATTAGCTTACCTACGTAAATATGTAGATAACAAGTTGTTAGATCGTGTACAGATAACAACATCTGTGCCAGAGCATATACCTTTATCAAAAGATAAACCAAATATACTATGGCAAAAAAATTCTTGGGATCAACCAAACATACATCCTTGGTTTAAAGATAAAACAAATCACAATAAATATGATTGGTATGTATTTAACAGTCATTGGAATTATGAAAATTTTACTAAGTACTATGATTTACCTACAGAAAAATGTGTGGTTATAAAAAATGGTATAGATAATATAAAACCTAGAGAAGAAATATATAAACCTAAAAGACAAAAATGTAGAATTATACATCACTGCACACCATGGAGAGGATTAAATGTATTACTTGGTGCTATGGAGTTAGTAAAAGATCCTATGATAGAATTAGATGTATTTTCTAATTGTCAAGTATACGGTAAAGATTTTGCAGATGCTAACGATAAACAATATCAAGCTCTGTATGATCATGCAAAAAGATTACCAAATGTAAATTATCTTGGTTTTAGAAATAACGAATGGATAAAAAGACATCTTAAAAATTACAATATGTTTGTATATCCAAGTATATGGGAAGAAACATTTTGCATATCATTGTTAGAAGCTATGGCTGCAGGTTTGTATTGTATTGTATCAAACTACGGTGCTTTGTATGAAACAGGAGCAGAGTATCCAATGTATCTTACACATAGTAAAAACTATCACTTCTTAGCACAAAAGTGTGCAATAGGTATTGAGTCTGCAAAGAAAACATTAGATCAACCAGCAATTATACAGCATTTGAATAGACAAGTAGAATATGCTAATACCTATTATGGCTGGCCAAAGATAGCTATAACTTGGACACATTTATTGAAAGGAATATTAAATGAAAAATAATGAACCCATAACGTTTGATCTAACAGGTCAATCAGAAGTAAATCTTGGATTACCAAAATACAGAATCATGGTAGGCACACCTGTGCATAGTGAGTGCTCTATACATTACACGCAAGCACTTTTAAAATTTCAACAAAGATGTATGCAAAAAAATATATTAGTTAGTTTTACTTTGTATAAATCATCTCTTGTACAACAAGGTAGAAACTTAATTGTATCTGAGTTTTTAAACGAACCAGGTAAATACACACACTTATTGTTCATAGATTCAGACATAGACTTTCAAGCTGAAAGTATATTTAAAATGTTAGACAAAGATAAAGATATTATAGCTGTGCCATACCCGATGAAATATATTGACTGGGGTAAGATTAAAAGAAGAACCGATATGTTTAAACTTACAGATGAAAAAGATATAGCCAAAGCTGGTTTTCATTACCCTATTAAAGTAGAGGGTATGAATGAAGTGATAGTTGACGATGGTGTAGCAGAGGTAACTCACGCACCTACAGGATGTATGTTAATTAAGAGAGATGTTCTTGAAAAGATGATAAAGAAATATCCTGAGTTGGAAATACATCAACCTACGTTAGTCAATGGTAAAGAAGATTATAAGAAGAATTTCTACAATTTATTTGAATGTTTACATGACCCAAATACTAAACAGTATTATGGTGAAGACTTTGGTTTTTGTAAAAGATGGACAGCTATGGGTGGTAAAATACACCTATATTGTATGGATCATATATCACACACAGGAGAATATGAATATTGTGGTAGATATTGGGATGAACTTAAAGCTTCTCAAAAGGCCATAGACATACGAGAAAAGGCTGTTGACCAGCCCAAAAAAATCACATAAAATAATACTTTACAGGATCTGTAAGCCTGCCAATAACAATTTAGCTAAATTATGACAATATCTAGAGGACAGATGAACAGACAATTATATGGATTAGGGAGCCTGGTAAAGAAAATTACCAGAGGAGCTAAGAAAGCTGTTAAAAAAGTAGCAGGTGGTATAGGCGATATTCTATCTTCTGATATTGGTAAAGCTGCTTTGTTAGGATTTGGTGCATATAAACTAGGCCCTATGATAGGTAGTAAACTAGGAACTATGTCTGTGCCAAAGTTTTTAACAGGCACAACAGCTAAAACACTTGCAGCAGGAGCTGCAGGGGCATTGTTTGGTGGTGCGTTTGCAGGTAAAAGTGAAGAAGAAATTGCAGAAATTACTAGAGATACCAACAGTTTAAAAGGTTATCTAACTCAATATTATACAAATCTAAACCCAGAATTAAGACAAAGACCTGACCTTGTGCAAAAGTTTGTAGACTCTCAAGTTGCAGAATACAACGAAGGTAGAGGTGGATATGCAGAGGGTGGAGATACAGCCAGCGATAACGCCATGCAAGCGGCGGGTATCGAGGGACTGCCTGTAAGACAGAATCCAGGGGGTATTATGGAGCTAGATCTTAGAAATACTGGTGGATTTATACAACCAGTTGGTATAAAAGAAAAAGCAGACGATATCCCAGCGATGTTGTCAAATAATGAATTTGTATTTACAGCTGACGCTGTGCGAGGCATGGGTGAGGGAGATGTAAATAAAGGTGCTGAACGTATGTACAGCATGATGAAAAACCTTGAAAGAGGAGGAAGAGTTTAATGGCAGAAGTTCAAACAGTAAGACAAGCTCCTGCAGAGTTTATAGAAGCAGCAGCGAAAACATATTTAGATGATCTAACAAAAGCAGTTGGTGGTTTTAAAACACAAGACTTATCACAAGTTATGGGTCCACAGTTTGTTGCTGGTCCTGGTGCATTAACAACACAAGCAGAAGGTTTAGCTTCTGGTCTTGGTGGTTTCCAACCATTCTTAACAGCAGCACAAGGATTAACTGGACCAACAGCTTATCAAGCTTACATGTCTCCGTTTCAGCAAGATGTTATTGATACTACACTTGCAGAATTTGATAGACAAACACAAGCTGGTTTACCTTCACTATCAGCTCAAGCAATCAGTGCAGGAGCGTTTGGTGGTGGAAGACAAGGTGTTGCAGAAGCAGAATACTTAACAGGTCAAGCTAGAAACAGAGCAGCATTACAAGCTCAACTATTAGGACAAGGATTTACTCAAGCACAAAAT